GCGCCGGGGTGGAGGGAACCCAAAAACCTCCACCCCGGCGAGGGCTTACGCGGCAAGTGCGTCGAGCATGGCCGCGAACGATTTCGGACGACGGACTCCGCCGTCGTAGTAGGTGTTTGCGACCAGCGTGTGCAGGCCCAGCTTGGCATTCGCGCTGTCGCGAATGAGCTCCAGGTTGAGGCCGCCCCAGTAACCGATCACGTAGTCAGCGAAGTTTCCGAAGAAGATCGCGGAGCATACGGCGCCAGACCCACCCTTAACCAGCGTGCGGCTGATTGCGTTGGTGAACGCGGCGCGGTAGCCGTTGAGGGTGTTTGGCGCGAGATCGCTCAGGATGAAGTTTCCTTCGATGCCCGATCCTTGTTTCGGGGTGAGCTTGAGCTTCTGCCGGACTTGTCCGTTGGTGGCATAGGCCAGGCTTCCCATGATCGCGTTTTGCGCGTCCACTTTTTCTTCAAGGTTCACAATGTGGCTGTAAGTGGGAGCCGCGCCTGCTGCGCCCCCTGCCACGCTGCCGATGCCGGAGGTGCCTGCGATGCCTTGGGCTTCGTTGGTGCCTCCGCCATGGAAAAACGCGGCTTCTTGAGTGGCGAGCATTTGGGCGGTGAGGTGGCCGCGGATCATCGCCTCAATGGCCGGGCTGGACTGCATGAGCAGTTGGTCCGACAGGTCGATGAACGCCGGAAGGCGCTTGGGCCGCAATGCCAGCTGGGCAGTGGTGGGATTGACCTCGTCCGCTCCGGCATTCTCGGCTTTTGCGGCAGCAGCGGTGCCAGCGACCAATCGAGGCACGTCGAGGTTGCCGGTGAGGCCGGTTAGCACGGTGGCACCGAGGCTACGCATGATCGACGCGTTGAAGAAGTCGTCGAGCAGGCCGGCCTTCTGGGTTGCGATTGCCATTCCGCCCTGGTCGCCAGCAACGCTGGTTTGTCCGGTGGCGGTCATGTCGCGCTGAACGAGGAAGCTCGGCAGCATGATTCCGGCGGAGCGCCCGAGGCCTGCGGCGGCGGCTTCACGGAAGCCTTCGTCGCAGAGTTCGCGCTCGATGCCGTCCAGGGCATTGCCGGAAACCAGCGAGCGAAGCGCGACTCCGAGGTCGAAGCGCGAGACGTCGGACCGCTCGGAGCGGCTCAGCGTTGGCACGCCTGGCGTGTAGGATTGCTGGCGGCTGACGAGCGTATTGAAAACCGCCTCGCGGAATTGCTCCGGCGATTGACCGTCACGCACTGCGGCGCGGGCGTCCACGGTGATGCCTTGGCGCTGGGCTTGTTCGGCAATAGAAGTGATCGCATCGACGCGGCGGCGCTCCAATTCCACGGCGCTGCGGGCAGCGGCTGCGGGATCAGCAGGAGGTGCTTCGCGCACGATTTCCAGCGAGCGCTGGGGCGGCTGCGGGGTGGATTCCGCACGGGTGGCGGATTCAGCAGGGGCGGCAGGGGCCGCGGGTGGTTGATTGGTATTCATGGATGTTTCATTTTGTAAATTCGGTGCCGTTGTCGGATTTCCCATTGCCCTGCCAACTCCAACGGAATCGTCGGCCGGGATGCTCACCAGGCTGAGTTCGAAGGGCTCCCAGTCAGTGGCTCGAATGGTTTCCACGCCACCGTCGCCTTTGGTCACTTCTTCTTTGTGGATCCGGTATCCGACCGAAACCAATCGGCGGATTCCGTCTTTCACGTCCTGGAAAATTTCTTCGGCGCGGGCCGACTTGCCAAACCGCACGATGGCGCGGCCGCGCTTGTCGTCGTCGATCCACGCTTTGACGACGACCCCGATTTGATCGCGGCGGTCGTGTTCTACCAGTAGCGCGCCGCCATTGTTGAGGCGGCCCAGGCGCACGTTTTTCTTTTCGTGGGCGAGGATTTCGCTGCCGAAGTAGCGAGTTACCGGTGCTTCACTGGAAAAAGCAATTTCCACGGTGCGGGCCGCGTCGTCGATTGCCGCGCGGTCGAGTTCGACCGAGCGATGAAGCATCTCATCTTCTGCGGCGGCGGCGCGTGTGCGGAGAAAGGGGTTGTGCAGGGTGCTGCGCATGATTATTCGTCGCTGTCAATTTCAGCCTTGAGCGGCGCGGGCCCTTGGGGCGGCGTAAGACTCAGCCCCAGCGAGGCGGCCAGCTCCTCGTCCGCCTTGGTGGTGCGCAGCACGTCAAAGATGTCGCCGCCGTTTTCCGCGATCACATCGCGCAGTGGTTTCATGCGATTCCCGACCGCCATGATGGCTGCCTCCATGTCTTTTTTGGGGTCCACCCACGCCCACCGGCGGCCGCGAAATTCCGGTGCGTTGAACTTCCACATTTTTTCGTATGGCAGCCCGAGGCGTCCGCTAAGCAGCTCGAGCGTCAACCACTCTTCGAATACGGGCACGCAGAAGTGCTCGATCATAAATCGCTGCAGCCCGCGCCACACTTCGCGCTCTTCGAGCAGGCCGGCGCGGATCGAGCTGTAATTGACCCCCTCAAGGTCGCTGGCCAGTGTGTTGTAGCTGATCCCCAGCGATGTCGCGACGCCGCGCAGGCAGGATTTCACGAAGTCTCCGTAACCGCTGTTCGGATGATTTGTATCCCATGCCTTGAAGTCCACGCCAGGCGGCAGCTCCTCGATGGTCCCGGGGCTGGCGTCCATGGCTAGGTTTCCGTCGCCGTCGATTTCGCCTGTCCAGCCTTCCGGCGTCGATTTGGTGAAAAATCCCATCTTTGCCGCGCCGGTGCGTGCGGCCATCACTTCGGCCTCGGCATATCCGTCGAGCATTTTGAGCCGCTGCATCGAGGCGACCAACCACGGCAGCCCACGCGTTTGTTCCGGCCGTTCCGTGCGGAACAAGTGAATGATGTCGCCAGCCGGGATACGCGTGCGCAGGCCGGGCGCGGACCCTGTCCACATGGTGTCGCCTGGGTGGCGGTTGAGCAGGTGATAGGCCACCGGCCGCCGATACGCGTCCAGCTCCACCCCAAATCGGATGTCGTTACCGTTTTCGGCCCGCCGGTTGTCTTCCGCATCCAGCAAGTCCGCCTCGATGATTTGAAGTGCAAGCACGCCGCCGCTACGGATTTTACGAACCAGAACCTCGCCGTCTCGCGCCATGCAGCGCAGCACCAGTCGCTGCACGTCGCACCACGAATAGCGGCCGGTCACGTCGCAGCGTCCCGGGCGGCCCCATTGGTGGAACGCCAGCTCGATCCGGTCATTGGCCACTTCGTCAAAACGGCCACCGGTTTCCTGCACGCGCATTTGCAGGCTGATTCCGTTTTCCCCGAGCACGTTGTTTTCCAGCGCGCGCAGGAACCCTCGCACCCATTCGTTGTTACGCTCAAGGTCGCGGGCCCGTGTGCGGATCGCCAGCAAGTGGCCGCGCATCGCTGAGTCCGACGACAGCGGCGAAACGATCCAATCGAGTGTCGCCCGGCCGATTTTTGACGCCGTAAAGTTACGGGCCGACGATTTCCCTTTCGGCCCCCGGAAGATGTTTCGAAAAGATTTTAGCATGCAGGGAAGTGGATTTTGATGGTCCGTCGTTTCGTCCCTCCGGCGATGAGGCTTTCCAGTGCGCGTTCTTCTTCGCGCAGCTTATCGCGCAGCCGCATCAGTTTTTCGACGTCGGCAAGGGTGTAGCTCTGATCCCCGAATGAAACGGACTGGCTTGTTTTCCCAAGCAGGCTCGTGATCGATGAGCTGCACGCAGCCAACATGGCTTGCACTTCCACCAGGCGTTCTTCGTTGCTCACGGCATGGGCCGCGCTGTCAACCTCACCAGTTATTTACCCAGCCACTGCGGGAGCGCGGTGGTTTCGCGGATTTTTCCCCACTTTTACCCGGCTGCGGATCGGATTTTTTTTCGGGCACGAACGACGCGGCCAGCCGTTCCCAGTTCACATTGAGAAGTTGCAACGCTGCCAAGGCATAAACGCGGATGTCGAGCGCTTCGTTTCGCGCTTTTGACGGGTTTTCAAAACGCGAGTATGGCACGCCGTTTTTGTAGCGCGTCACCTTTGTCTCCGCAGTCAACTGCCGGAACCATGTTTCGTCGCGATTGGAGGGAAAGTGCATGTAACCGGGGCCCAGGTCGGCCGATTGCAGACGCGAATAAATGATCTCCTTGGCGGTGTCCGTTCCAACCGAGAACAGGGCGGCCCGCGCTTTTCCTTGCCGGGTCGGTCGGCTCAACAATGGCACTGAGGGCCCGCCACGGCCCTTGCATGCGTAGATTTTCCGGCGTTCCCGTTTTTTGGTGTAGTCATAAACCGACCGCGATTTATGACCGCTGTCCACCAGTGCGGCCGTTACGCGCATGATAGTTCCGTTCGGGTGCTCCCATGTGCGGTCCAACTGCTGGTCAAGCTCAGCCTGCACTTCCGGTCGGTTGAAATCGCCCATGATTACGACGTAGTCAATCGACCAGCTTTCTTCGCCGGGGCCCCATCCCACGAATTCCATCTCGATCCGGTCGCCCTGAATGTCGATCCCCGCGGTGACCAGCAGCGCGCCGGGCGGGAAGTCTCCCCAGTTTTCGCGCCGCTGCATGAGCGGTTCCCAGGCTACGGATTCGCCTTCGTCTTCCCATGTCTCAGCCAGGAACGTGTTCACCCAGGTGCGCAGCACTTCTTTCCCTTTACGCTTGGCCGATATGTGATCGGCGACCATCTGGTGAAGGCGGTTTTTGTAGCCCCGCTTGTGCCGGAAAAGTGAGGCCAGCCCGTTGAGGTGATAGCCTCGCAGCGTCCGCTCGGGGAATTCCGGCCGCCACTCTCCGCGGCGAACCATCATCCGCCGGTCATCATCTGAAATGGGCGCTTCGCATCGGTCGCACACATACACGGCGTCGCTGCCGTCGCCCTCCGGATCGTAGCGTATTTGCGCCCATTTTAATGTTTGGTAGCCGCCGCACTTCGGGCATGGGCACCACAGCCGCCTCTGGTCGCTTTCCTCAAAGCGTGCTTCGATCCGCGAAATCCCTTTCACCGTTGGCGTCGAGGTTTCGAAGATCACCGGGTTCCAGAATGTCTCCGTCCGCCGAATCGCCAGCGAGGCCGGGTCACCCTCGCTTCCAGCGCTGGTCGGAAAGCGGTCTTCCTCGTCGAGCAGCACCACGCGCCGCGGGCGGCTGGCCAGTCCGCTCGGTGCATTGGCCCCGGCCATGGCGATGTTGCCGCCCGGGAAAATCTTGTGCAGCAGGGTGTTTCCGCTGTCGCGGGATCTTGGGTCGCTAACCTTGTCGCGAAGGGCCGGCGTGTCCCGGATCATCGGTGCCAGGCGTTCCTTGGACCAGCTCTCGGCCAGATCGATCGTCGGCTGCACCATCAGGATCGGCGCGGGCTCGATGTCCATGAAATAGCCGACCACATTGTTGAGCACTTCGGTTTTCCCGAGCTGGCTGGCCACCATCAGAATGGTCCCGGAGGCAGTTGGATCGTTCACAGAGTCCATCCATTCCACCGCATACGGCGTCATGTCGGATGAGTATTTTCCCGGGTTGCTCGAGGCCTCGGCGCTCAGGTAGCGGCGCTCATTCGCCCACTCTGAAACCGTCATCCGCGGCGGCGGCCGGAAGATCTCGAACCAGTGTCCGGCGATGGTTTGCAGCGCGTCATTCATCGGCACCATTGCTCAGGGACCGAACCACGCGCGTCCATTTGATCCATGACCAGGCGCGGTCATCCACGACGTAGCCAGGTTTGGCCAGGATTGCCTCGAACAGCTCGCTGCACTCAAAGAGTTCTGCGGCCGCCCGGGCATGCGCTTGCCCGCGGGCGGACCAGAGCACCAGTCGGAATCCATCGGCCTTTTTTGCTTGGAGCCACTCCAAAAGCGATTCATTCGGCAGGCCACCCAGCGACAGGGTTCCGTCAACATCAACGTAAATCCATTTTGGCGGCGGTGGCGGGCGGCGGCTCATGCATTCCGGGTCCAGTCAATTTTTTCGAGGCCCATGAGTTCCGCCAGGCACTTGTCTTTTTCCTCATCGGTGAGCGGCATGTTGAGCAGGCGGTTGCGGATCGCCACCATCACCTTTTCGCCAAGCTTCTTCACCGCAGCGATCTCGACCAACTCTCCGCGTGCGCGGCTGTTTGCCAGAGCCAGCTTGTCCGCTTCCTCCCGAGTTTTCCGCAGGCGCTCGGCTTCGTATTCTCCGCCGCCTATTGCCCGGTAGAGGTCGCCGATCCGGTAGAGTTTTGCGCCGGCGGCCCTTCCGGCCGCGTCTCCAACTGGCTGCGCTTTGGCTTCGGTGAGTCGTTTCATCACCGAGTGGCGCTCGGTCCCGGTTTCGCGGCACCATTCAGCCACGGTCAAAGCGCTGACGTGCTGCGCGGCGGCGGCGGGCTCCGGTCTGGCTATTTT